TTTTTTTTAATGGAAGGCCTGCCAATGTATAGTCCTGCGGTAAATCTTGGAGCGGGCGGGTTCGTCTCCTACTTTGAGGACGGCGGGGCCACGGTCACTCTAGACGATCTTGTTGAAGGCGGTATAACCGTTGACGACGAGATGTTACCCGAACGCATGGAAATGCAAGAAGACGTGCCCGTAGAGCCTGTTGCCGAACAAGGTTTAGGTCGTTTCTTTAAAGATCAATTACCTATTCCTTTTGTAGGAAATGACGAAGCCACGCGATTTAACGCTGCAAAACAAGATGAGATGCGGGCGTCAGGTCGTGCCGGACAAGACTCTCAAGACACGTATTACCCTGAAGGTCAGACTTTCTTTGAAAAGCTAGAAGAATATGGCTACCCTCCTGTTGAAAACCCTATTGACGGCGATAACCGTCATGCGCGGCCCGTGGGCCGAGAAGACATGCCCACGCCTCAAGAACTAGAGGATGCACGAGGCCATGTTATGGGTACGGGAATGGTTGCACGTGAGTATGGACCGGACACCGCAATGAGTGTTGGGAACATGAACGAAGATTTTAGTGGTTCAAACCGGTTACATCGTGCTATGGATAAGAGAAACAATGCAGTAGGAGCCTCTATTATACGTCAGGCCGGTATAAACATGACACCCGCACAGCTTGCAGGTCAGGTAGATGCTATAATATTCAAACAATTAGAAGCAATTATGCAACGAGAAGGAGATGAGAGGAGATTCGGGAGTCCAGAAAAAGGCCCTGACCTATACTTCCCAAGGGATCAGTATGGTTATTTCATCTCGGATCATTAGGAGTAACGATGGCAAATGGTAAACCAAATGCAGGACTGATGGATATACCATCCCAATTAGACCCGGAAGATATAGCCGCGGAAATTGAGTTGGAGATACCGGGTGGTTCAAACTATACTATTGCAGAACTGCAAGACGATGAGTTTGGTGCTATTGAGATTGTACCCGAAGACGACGGAAGTGTGGTTGTAGACTTTGATCCTCAAGACCAACGCGGTGTAAACGACGATTTTTATGCTAACTTAGCAGAAGAGATACCGGACCGTGAGCTTTCTAGAATTTCCAGTGATTTATTAGGCGAGTTCGATGCTAATAAGGCGAGTCGTCAAGACTGGGAAGATGCTTATACAAATGGTTTAGAGTTACTTGGTTTTACACATGATGAGCGTACTCAACCTTTTCGTGGAGCCTCTGGTGTAACTCATCCTTTACTGGCAGAAGCCGCCACTCAATTTCAAGCACAAGCATTTAACGAACTTTTACCTGCTGGTGGTCCTGTTAGGACCGTGGTTATGGGTAAAGAGACCGCGGGCAAAGCACAACAAGCCTCGCGTGTTAGACAATTTATGAATTATTACATCACAAATGTTATGGAAGAATACACTCCAGACATGGATCAGATGTTATTTTATCTCCCGTTAGCGGGTTCTACTTTTAAAAAGACTTATTATGACGAGACGTTAGGTAGGGCGGTATCCCGCTTTGTACCTGCTGAAAACTTAGTTGTACCGTATGAGACCACGGACCTCGAAACATGTCCTAATATTACACAAGTTGTGCGCATGTCTCTTAATGATTTGCGTAAGCGTCAAATTGCAGAAGTATATTTAGACGTTGAGGTTATTCCGGCTCAGAAAGAAATGTCGTCCTTAGAGGGCGAGATGGATCGAATTGAAGGTATTGAGCCTAATCAGATTGATTATGACTGCACCATCTTAGAGTGTCACGTTGATTTAGACCTAGAAGGTTATGAAGAAATTGACGAAGAAGGTGAGCCTACTGGAATCAAGGTTCCTTACACTGTAACTATTTCAGAAGACAACGGTCAGGTTTTATCTGTTCGTCGTAACTATCGTGAAGATGATGAGTTAAAAAAGAAAATACAATATTTCACACACTATAAATTTTTACCGGGTTTCGGTTTTTATGGTCTGGGTTTAATTCACACTATTGGTGGTTTGTCACGAACTGCCACATCGGCACTGCGACAGTTGATCGACGCTGGTACGTTGTCCAACCTCCCTGCGGGATTTAAAGCCCGTGGACTACGAATCCGAGATGACGACGACCCGTTGCAGCCCGGAGAGTTCCGCGATGTGGATGCTCCCGGAGGGGCTATCCGTGACAGCCTAATGCCGTTGCCTTTCAAGGGCCCTGACCAAACATTATTTCAATTGCTTGGTTTTGTTGTTCAGGCCGCGCAACGGTTTGCAACAATCACGGACCTTAAAGTTGGAGACGGAAACCAACAAGCTGCTGTAGGTACTACTATGGCTATGATGGAGCAGGGCTCGCGAGTTATGAGTGCTGTTCACAAGCGTATGCACTATGCCATGCGTCAAGAATTTAAAATCTTAGCACGTGTCATGTCTGAGAGTTTGCCTCAAAAGTATCCTTATAAGGTTGCGGGTGGCGATGAAGAAATAATGCGTGAAGACTTTGATGACCGTGTAGATGTATTACCGGTTAGTAATCCAAACGTATTTAGCCAAGCTCAACGGATCATGTTGGCTCAAACTAAACTTCAGTTAGCGTCGCAAGCGCCTGAAATACATAATATCAATGAAGTGTATCGGGACATGTACGAGGCGCTGGGCGTTACAGATATTGACCGTATCATGAAGGCGGTTCCAACAGACGAGCCTGCCCCTATTGATCCTGCGCAAGAAAACATTAATGCTTTAGACATGCTGCCATTACACGCCTTTGACGGTCAGAACCATATGGCACATATTACCGCCCACTTAGTTTTTGGTGCTTCACCAACTGTTGGCTCTATGCCTCCTGTGGCTATTACTCTTCAAAAGCATATTATGGAACACGTACAAATAATGTCTAAAGAACAGGCCGCTGTAGCGTATTTACAGCAAGTCCAACAAAAGGGTGGACAACCTGCTTCGGATGAAGAAATGCTTGAGATAGAAAGAATGACTGCCCAATTTGTTGCAGATGGACTACAACAAGTTAAAGAACTATCTGGCGAGTTGTCCGGGGCTGGAGCGCCTGATCCGTTAGTATCCTTGAAAGAGCAAGAGTTGGAGATTAAATCACAATCAGATCAAGCGGATAATCAGATAGATCAAGCTAAACTAGAGCTAGATGCTCAGAACCAACAGACCAGAGCGTCGCAGTTTGATCGTCGTCTTAATTCCCAAGAGTCGCAGACACAGGCTAGAATACAGTCTGCAATGGAAAGAGAAATATTAAAACAAAGAGGAGACAATTAAAATGGCCATGAAACCACGTAAAATTAAAGTTAATGGTTCCGCCCCGAAGGATGGACCAGCAGCGGTGCCCTACGCACAAATAGATAAACAAGGCCGTATTCCATACGGTAAAACAGCCGAAGTCACTGTATCGACTTCAGCGTCAGGCACTTTTGATGCCCCAATTAAAAAAGAAACTGCCCGCGGCATGGGTGCTGCGAAAAGAGGCGGTAGCTATATAGGTTGTTAATATGAATTTATCACGGTTTGCAGAAATGGAGGCGCAGGGACTTATTGTACCTGCAAAAAGGAAAAAGGCTAAAGGGAAGCAAGTTCCGGTGACTCCGGCACCTGTTATAAACCCTTACGATAACCCTTTGTTTAGCGATCCGGGGCTCGGTGGTGAGGGGGGTGGCTTTATGCCGCAACCGATGCCGGTTCAACCGATGCCACAACCGATGCCGATGCCGATGCCGGTTCAACCGATGCCGATGCCTGTGCCGATGCCACCTCCGATGCCGGTTCCCGTTCAGCCGATGCCGCAACCGGTTCCCGTTCAAGGACCGAGTGCGCCCACCGGTGGTCCGATGCCTCCGATGCCGATGCCAAAGCCTGCACCGATGCCGATGCCTGCACCGTATGACGACTCTGGAATTTATAATCCTCGGGATCAAGTTATTCCGCCGATGCCTAATGAAAACCCCGTGCCTTTTGTGCCACCCGTTGCACCACCAGTTGCACCTCCCTCTATAGATGTACCTCCGCCAAAAGGGTTTATTGACCCTGAGTCTTTGTACAGTGATCCGAATCTTGGTGGCGGTATTGGTGGTATTCCAATGGGTCCCAAGACTTTACCCGAACAGGGTGGTCCCGATGTTTTTGGTCCGCCTCCTGTAGCTATTAGTGATCCTGCCGGTGAGATTGGCGGAGTTCCTTTTGATCAAATCCGTTCGGATTTTGGCGGCTTTGATCTTTCAACCATTCCGGGATACACGCCTGAACCCGGCGGCCCCACAGGAATTGAAACGCTTGCTGAAGGCGTTGGACAAGGAGATTTTCTTGCGCCAACTATCCCATTACCTGATGGAAGTACCTTTGACATAGGTAATCTTAATATCATGGGTGGCGGCTTAACCGGAGGTTTCTTTCCCGAGGAAGCTGGCGGCGTTCCGTTTAACCTAGGCCTAGGGGCCGAGGAAGCTGGCGGAACAACGCCTGATACGAGCAACGGTCTAAGTCCTGCTCAACAAGCAGCACTGGATTCTTTTAATGAACAATACCCCAACGGATTTAATCCCGATTCTCTGTTCTCTGATCCGGAACTCGATGTCGGGGGCGGCACTTTTGACCCCGGTATAGGCGGTGAAGGCGGTGCTGGTAACGGACCCGCAGGACCAAGAGGTCCCGCACAAGGTGGCAGGCGTGGCAACCCACCCGGTTATAATGCTGATCCGGAACTCGGTGGCGGTACACCTGACCCCAGTAGTGGAAATGCTGACGAAGGCGGTTCCGGCAACCCGTACCCCTTTCTTCCGCCCGGAACAGATACTAGCGGCATGACCCCCGAACAATTAGAGGGTTTAAATAATTTCTATGAGCAGTACCCCAACGGAATAAACGTTGGTGATCTTAACATCATGGGTGGTGGCGGCTTCAACGGTGGACTTTTCGACGGTACTGGAAACGTTCCGGGATATACACCAGAAGGAGAGTATGTAGTTACCCCTGTGGATGCAGTTGGTGATTTAGGTGGGCCACCGCCCGATGCTAATATAGAGGGTGTCGATGAAACTGGCGCACCTCTTAATGTTAGAGCGGCAAGTTCTTATGCCTTAACCGGTGTACAACCTACTATGCCCGTTGCACCAAACCCTTTTCGTAGGCCTGAAACACAACAAGGAATAGGCTCTCTAGGCGGCGGCTAACTTTTGATATAGTTAACTACGTATTTATGTGGTAGATTAACCCATAAGGGTATTTCTTAGCATGGGGCAAGTATGTGTTAGCGGAACTAGCGGCCTTCAACGCAGGCTTTAGCGTTGTGAAACAAGTCATCACCAACGGCGGTGATCTTGCCAACGCCTTTGGCTCCATCCAGAAAATGGTGGAGTCTAAAGAAACGTTACGTGCTAAACAAAGAAAGAATGAGAACGGCGTGTTTTCTTTCTTGGGCGCTAAGAAGTCCAACGACTTTGAAGAGTTCATGGCGCTAGATAAGATACGAGAAACAGAGAAAGAACTTCACGAATACATGAAGATATATGGAAGAGCCGGGTTGTATGATGACTGGGTTCGCTTCCAAGCCGAGGCTCGCAAGAGACGGATAGCCGATAAGAAAGAGATGGAAATTATCCTAGCGCAAAGATGGGAGGTTTTCTACTGGTGTATAGGTTTTGTTATGTTGGCGCTAGGCTGTTGGGGGATCGTTGAGTATCTTCTTTACATAAAGGACTCACGCTAGGAGAAAAAAGGAGACGAAATGTTACAATCATTAATCGGTCCCGTGACAGGGCTCTTAGATAAATTTATCCAAGATAAAGATCAAAAGGCCAAATTAGCTCATGAAATCGGCACGATGGCTGAAAAACATGGTCAGGAAATAGCCCTTGCTCAAATAGCTTTAAATACCGCCGATGCTAAAGGAAACTGGTTTCAATCAAGTTGGCGGCCCTTATGTGGTTATATATGTGTTCTTGGTTTAGGTGTAAATTTTTTAATAAGTCCCTTGGCCGCAGGCTTTGGGATAGTCATACCTCAAGCGGACATGTCGGTAATGATGCCGGTTCTCATGGGTATGTTGGGTTTGGGGTCACTCCGGACCTTCGAGCGCACGAAAGGCCTAGCAAAATGACTTTTAAATTATCCCAACGCAGCCTTAATAAGTTGGAAGGGGTACATCCACAACTTCAAGAAGTAGTTAAAAAAGCCATTGGTTATACCAAAGTAGATTTTGGTGTGACTTACGGAGTCCGAGATTTAGCCGAACAAGAGAGGCTTTACAAGTCAGGCCGTTCTCAAACGATGAACTCTAAACACTTAATACAAGACGACGGTTCCTCTCATGCAGTAGACGTTGTGGCTTATGATGGTTCGGACGTTGTTTGGGAAATAAATGTTTACGATGATGTTTGCGATGCTTTTAAAAAAGCGGCAGAAGAAGTTGGGCTTCCGATAAAGTGGGGGGCAGCTTGGTCTGAAGGAGACATTCGATCTTATGAGGGAACAGCAGAAGATGCTATGAACGCTTACATAGACTTACGTAGAAGTCAGTCTCGCAGGCCTTTCATTGATGGACCTCATTTTGAGATTATTTCTTAAAACTTTACCCTAGCCTTTACCATATGTGCTATGCTAAGATAATATCAGACATTGTTCGATATTATGCGAGGGGTAGATGGAAGACATTTATTTAGCTGAAGCGGTTTTCAGAATCTTGAGAGAAAGACGCCAAGGCATTGTAGATTTAATGATGTATGGAAATGTTAAATCTATGGAGCAATATCGTGAGCTTATGGGCAACATGGAATGTCTAAATCACGTGGAACAGGAACTCAAGAGCCTGCTAGATAAACAGGAGCGATCTAATGACTAAATCTAAAATAGACTTGTCTGCGGCACCTAATGCTACCTTTCAAATTGAAAGTGAGTCGGGTCCGTCAGAAGAAATTAAAAAACAGGAAGAAGCACCGAAGGATGAAAAGCCTACTTTAGCTGACGCCTATAGTGAAAAGCCCCGACTTAACCCTGAGTTAATCGGTGAAACTCTTCTAGATAGAATGCCTAACCCCACGGGTTGGCGTTTATTGATTCTACCTTACCAAGGACGACAAAAAACCGCTGGCGGTATTTTTCTTCCCACGGATACGATAGAAAAAAATCAAGTATCGACGCAAGTTGGTTACGTTTTAAAAGTAGGACCTTTGGCATACAAAGACACTACTAAGTTCCCTTCCGGTCCATGGTGCGAAGAAAAGCAATGGGTAATGTTTGCCCGTTATGCTGGGTCTCGTTTCCAAATTGACGGTGGAGAAGTTCGTATCTTAAACGATGACGAAATTCTTTCCACTATTCTTGATCCCGAAGATATTCACCAACTAACGTAAGGAGAAATAGATATGGCTGAAACAGAAAATCAAGTCGAACTCGACTTAGACGATGCGCAAGAAACAGAAGTAGAAATAATTGATGAGAGAGGTTCGGACGACGTAGATGTCTCTGACGATCAATTTGAAAAAGCGGAAACTTCTACACAAAAACGCATTAGTCGCTTAACAAAAAAAATGCGCGAAGCGGAAAGGCGTGAGCAAGAAGCAATTCGATATGCTCAAGCTATTCAATCCGAATCCGGGCAACTCAAACAGAGAATGCAGAACTTAGACACTAATTATGTGGCTGAGTATACCAACCGCGTTTCAACTCAAATGCAACAAGCGGAAGCTCAACTTGCTCGCGCTATTGAAATTGGGGACAGCACCGCTACTGTTGCTGCGCAAAGAAATTTAACACAGTTGGCGATACAAGCAGACAGGGCTCAACAAGCTAAAGCTCAATCCGCTCGTTCTCAACAACAGGCTGCTGCGCAACAAGCCGCACAGGTTAGACAACCTATGCCTGCGCAACAACCGAAAAGACCAGATCGAAAAGCCGAGGATTGGGCTTCAAGAAATAGCTGGTTTGGTTCGGATGAGGCGATGACCTACGCTGCCTTCGGCATTCACAAAAGAATGGTTGAAGAAGAAGGGTTTGACCCCAGAGGCGATGACTACTATACTGAACTAGATCACCGAATAAATTCTAAATTTAATAACGGTGCAAATGCCGCTACTAGACGACCCGCTCAGACGGTTGTAGGGGCCACAAGAACATCTTCTGGGCGCAGTGGGAAGAAGGTTAGACTCACCCCTAGCCAAGTCGCAATAGCGAAAAAACTGGGTGTGCCGCTTGAAGAATATGCGAAACACGTGAAGGAGTAATGAAGATGACTGAAGAAAACAAACAAATGGATTCATCCATCAAAAGGACTACTCGCGCTAACGAAACTCGGGAGAAACAAGCTGTACGCAAGCCTTGGGCTCCCCCGTCCATGCTAGAAGCACCACCTGCCCCTGATGGCTTTAGACATCGTTGGATTCGCGCGGAAACGCGAGGGTTTGATGATACGAAGAACATTAGTGCTAAAATGAGAGAAGGTTGGGAATTGGTCCGTAAGGACGAGTATCCAGACTTTGAATCTCCCGTTGTAGAATCAGGAAAATATCAAGGTGTCTTTGGAGTAGGTGGACTGCTTCTTGCCAGATTACCGGAGGAAACAGCAAAAGAAAGGAACGATTACTTCTCACAAAGAGGTTCGGACCAATTGGAAGCTGTGGATCACGATATGATGCGTGAGAATGCACACTCAACTATGAAGATCAGCAATGCTGATCGTCAATCTCGTGTAACTTTCGGTGGTCCTAGAAAATGATGGACCGCCCTATTAAGAGGAAAATCTAATGGCAAATCAAAATACTGCCTACGGACTTCGTCCTATCGGGCTTGTTGGTTCTGCGTCAAATTCTACTGGGGTAACTCAGTATGAAATCGCATCCAACAACACAAACCCTATATTTCAATACAGCATTGTTGTCCCTTTGGCAACAGGCCTTATTGACCATGCAGGTGCTACCAATGGTGGTACTACGCAAGCGTTAGGTGTCCTGATGGGGGTAGAGTACGTAGATTCGGTTTCTAAGAAACCTGTATTTATTAACTACTGGCCCGGATCAAATTCTGCAAGTGTAGACACAAATCATCCTGTGAAAGCATTCGTAGCTGACAATCCAAACCAGCTATTCAAGGTCGCGTCTGACGCAACTTTGACAAACAGAGCAACAGCACAAGCCGCAGTCTTCGCGAATGCGTCCTTGGGCACTTCTGCTCGAACCGGTTCTTCCGAAAACGGAAATTCCAACTCCGCCTTGGGCGTGTCAACAATCAACACTACTGCGACGCTACCGCTTCGTATAGTGGGTATTATGGACGATGAAGCAAACAGCGATTATGCTGCTGCGGGTATCCCTATGATCGTAAGATTGAACGCTCATTTCAACGCAACAACCAGCCGTTTCGACTCGCAGACTACTGCGACGACTACTGGCATTTAAGGGAGGTTAAATAATGGCTATTTCAAGAGCCCAGCTCGCTAAAGAGCTAGAACCCGGCCTGAATGCTTTATTCGGACTGGAATATAACCGTTACGAGAACGAGACAAACGACATCTTTGAGGAAGAGTCTTCGGACAGAGCCTTTGAAGAGGAAGTTATGCTCGGTGGATTCTCAACAGCACCCGTAAAAGGTGAAGGCACTGCCATCAGCTTTGACGATGCTCAAGAGACATACACTGCTCGTTACACACATGAAACCATTGCGCTTGCGTTCTCAATTACAGAGGAAGCAATTGAAGATAATCTTTATGATCGTCTTGCATCGCGCTACACCAAAGCTTTGGCTCGTTCCATGGCTCAAACCAAGCAGATCAAAGGTGCCGCTATACTGAACAATGCGTTCACGGCGGGAGCTTCTGCAATTGGTGATGGTGCAGCACTTTGTTCTACTGCGCATCCAAGTTTATCTGGAAACCAGACTAACCTTCTCGCCACAGCGGCTGACCTCAATGAGACTTCTCTTGAACAAATGCTGATTGAGATTGCTGGAATGACAGACGAACGTGGTTTGAAAATTGCTATACGTGGCATGAAACTGATTATTCCAAAAGAACTTCAGTTTATCGCAGAAAGGGTTATTAACTCTAACCTGCGTTCAGGTACAGCAGATAATGACACTAACGCTATGAAGAATATGGGTATGTTGCCTGAAGGTGCAGTGGTTAACCACTTCCTAACAGACAGCGATGCTTATTTCATTAAAACTGACGCGCCTAACGGCTTCAAGTTCTTCAACCGTTCGCCTATTAAAACGGCAATGGAAGGAGACTTTGATACTGGTAACATGAGATTTAAAGCTCGTGAGCGATACAGTTTTGGTGTATCAGATTGGCGCACAGTTTTCGGTACACCCGGAGCTTAAAGTGTGTTACTGAGGGTTTAGTCAATTCATTTGACTTCTCCCTTGATCTAGAGAGGGGTGACGAAAGTTACCCCTTTCTTTTTTTGTGTTCTTATTGTATCCTGAATGTACCCCTGACAGACACAATTTTGTGGCTGACTTAACCCAAGACAGGAGATACATTATGGGCACTACTACTTTTTCTGGTCCTATTAAGGCTGGAACCATCAAAAATACAACAGGCACTACTTTAGGTGACAACGTAAAGAACACCGGCCAAGTTGTAATGTCTCAATCTATTATGATTGACTCACAAGTCTCCGCTGGCACAACTACCTACAATGTCGGCGTCATTCCAAATAATTCACAGCTACTCGGTGTCACAATAAGAGTGGCTATAGCTAGTAACGCGGGTGGTGCAGCGACTGTTTCTGTTGGCGTTGCGGGCAAGACTACTCAATTTCTTATTGCAAATACCAATGTTAAAGCCGCTGGGGAAACTAAAACGTTGGCCGCTGGGAGTTTGGATACAGCAGATCGTTTTAGTGGTGATAGTCCCCCC